CAACAGCAACATTCCCAACCATTCTTGTTTGCATGGGATCAATAGAAGATTGACGCAAATTCTCAATCATTGCTTGCTTACGCATAAGCTGTTCTTCTTCTGGCGTTAATGCACCAAGTTCAAGAAGCGTATTAAATTGAGACTGGTCAAATCCCATACCTGGGTAGAAGAAACCATTAGCCATTTTTATTCTCCGTCAATTCTAAAAGGCAAATGGGTTGCCAAGAGCAGCAGACCCGAGGCTTGTCAACCCGCCAAACAATCCACCAAGTCCACCTTGTCTTGCATTATAAGCATCAAGCTGCGCCTGATACTGACTTTGAGCAGCACCAAGCAAATCAGGAGTTTGCGCTTGACTTGACAAAGCAAACGATGGGAATTGCGGCATTTGAACTTGTTGACCTGACAACAAGGCGTTCATCTCGTTTAGTGACATCCCGCGCTGCTGCGCCTGTTCTGCAATAGCCTGTTGACGCAATTGATTCTGCATATTGGCGTATTGTTGATTTAGAGCATATTGCTGCGCTTGAGCCTGATTCATTGCGCCCATACGTGACAAATCAAGCCCAGCCGCCTGACCAAGAGCCTGGTTCTGCAAATTGCCTTGCGCCATAGCTTCTGAAATGCCCTGCTGACGACCTTGCATAGAACTTCCAAACTGACGCGCAGCTTCTTGACCAGCTACATCAAACGCATTGTACCTTTCAGCCGCCTGACGCTGTGCAAGATCGTCCAAAGCGCGTTTATACGCCTCGGTGCCTTTCTTAAAGCCTTGGTTAGAAAGCTGTGTTTCTAACTGACTTTGCTGATACTGTTGTACCGGCATCATGCGTTCGACAAGAGATTGAGCGATTTGATCTCTGTAATCTGTGCTGTATGTCGGCAATTCTGGAGCGTTGCCAAAATTGTAAGAAGTAGCAAGACCAGGAGCATAATCAGAAAGTTGGGTCTGCATTTCCCCTGGTGTTCCAGCAGAGGTCAAAGCTGGCAGATTTTGCCAGTCAAAAGGCTCACTATAGGCTTCTCCAACACGGCCCATAAATCCAGAAGCAAGATCACTGCGCCCAAGCTGTGTGTCGATCTGAGACTGCAAAGCATTTTGCAAATCTGAAGGAAGCGCAATATTCTGCGTCCATTGCGTTACTGGTTTTCCAGAAGATGGATCAGTAACAGAAGTAGTGTCCCAAGTTTGCGTCCCAAATGGCGTATTTACGACTGGACGGTTCGCATAATTCTGAGCCAACACATTTTGTGCTGATGCAGCCGCTTGCGCTTGTGCAGCACCCGTATAATCAGGCGGCGCGGGAGTAGCTTTGCCCATTTGTTTTCTCCAAAAACTTACAATCTTCAGGACGCATTTCAAAAACAATTAAATCGCCGGAAGGGTGCCCATCAACAATGCGAGTAATTTCTTTCCAACCAACGTGTCTTGTGAATTTAAGAGACTTTTTATTTATCGATTCAATTATGCAGACAATTACTTTGAGTTTTGCAACATTGAAAACATAATCAAAAACGCATCTCAGAAATTCTCTTGTTACCCAGTTTCCATCTCCAGCTATGTGAATTTGACAAGAAGCCCCATTCCAACTGTCAAATCCAACAACTCCTAAAATCTTTCCTTCTGACGTTACGTTACCCAAACACCTAAGATTTTTTGTCGGCATATACTCAATTCTTTGGCAAAGCCAATCGCCTAGAATGTTATGTGGACCGAAAATAATCATTAATGTTTGATAATTGTCTTAGTTAATAAATTGTTCCGTCAAAATTATAATCAAAATTGTATGAATCATATAATTCAGATAATTGTTTTAGTCTGTTTTCTTGTTCATTCATAACTTGCTTCCACCAATCTCCATAAACAGGATCATCAAAACCAGTTTTTCTAAACCAGTCTATGTCTGATTGCAGTTTGTTTTGATCAGTCGTTTTCCTAACAGAGTCTAATACTGTCTGCTTCCAGTTTTCAAAAACAGGTGTTTGCGCCCATTGTTCATCCGTCATTCCGCCTTGCATCGCTTGATTATATTGATTCGCATAATCAGCATTTAATTTGTCCCAATCGGTTTGTTGAACTGGTTGATTAGGAATCCCATAAACTCCAATGTTTGTTTCAGTGGGTGCAATGTAAACAGGCTCTTGCGAGCTAGAATCGAAAGACGGAGGTGGAGCAACCACAACTTCTTCATTTGGCGGCGTTTGAGTAGAAGGAGTGTCTCTTGTTGGCATAACAAGCGGTCCTTCACTTCTAGACATCCAAGGATAATACAACGCTTGCGGCCCTTGCGCTTGACGCAAAGGCGCTGGCGTTGCTCCTCTCAAAGCAGCAATAAGAGCGTTGCTTTCAGCCATTACATTACTCCGCCAATCTGATTCATTATGTGATAGCTATAAAAATTTGTTGAACCGCCAAAACCGCGCATACGCATACGCAACGCTCCGTAGTATCCAAGCCCTCTTATTCCATACCAAGATTCATAAGTATTTGTTTGAGAGGACCATGAAGCCAAATTCCACTTAGCTTCATCCCAATATGAACTTTCATCGCGCACAAATGCTGGAGAACCAGCTACAGACTGTAAGCTGTATTGCGTATTCATTCTGACTTTAAGACTTGGCGCTTGAGGCGCTGTAAAAATTGGCTTTACCATGACAAATTGTTTTAATTGTCCTGGCATACCAAAATCATTAAAGGCTACTTGCACTTCACCTTCAATAGCTTGACCTCCTTCGCCATCAGTTTCTACTTGGTCTAATTCGCCCACAATACCTTTAGCAACTCTGTTTGAGTCTGTTGCAAAATAAAAATCATGTTCATACAAAGAGCAACAAACCATAGGCATATTTGAAAACGTACACCAAGAAGCTGTATTTACATTCATTACATATTGAATGTAATTGTTGTTCTGAGGCGGAAGTTTAATAATTAGGATTTCGCTATCAGCAATAATTTGAACATCAAAAGATGGATCATCTAAATATTGTTGAATAATCGGACCTAATTCAGATTCAATTTTTGCTGATGGTCCTTGCTGAGTGTTTACAAATTGTCCATTAATAAGTTTGGACATTTCAACAAGTCCAAGAGTAGAAAGCAGCAAAACATCGCCACCGTAAGCTGTAAAAAACCGTCCGTATTTTGGAACAGGCCCAACATACCAAACGCCCTTCAAAGCAAATGTTGTGGCACTTGACGGATCAGTACCTTGCCAAACGCCAACATCGCCCTGGCTTCCTACGACGACAAGAAAATCGTCAAATGAAACACCAGCGTCAACAGTCCAGTTAATTAAACCGCGAACATAGCCGCCGTTTCGCAGCAAAGAACCCATAACAAATTCTTGCGCTGTGCCGGTGATGGCATCAATCGTATCAAGATACCAAACGCTTGAACTGTCTTTAATGGTAAACCAAACGCGATTTTTGAATACTGCAACGCTTGTAGGATTAGCAGGTAAATTTGTTACGGTCTGCTGCGTCCACGACGATCCATCATAAGTCCAATAACCAGCGCCAGGAGATACAGCTAAAAGAAAGTTTCCAGCACCATTAGCAAACTGAGTAGTGTTCCATTGATTTTCGGTGGAACCAGTAGTTGCTTGAGATACTGTTGGTGTTTCAGTAGTTACGTCCCAAATGTCTCCACCAGAAGCAGCAAACAACTTATTCGTTGTTCCATCTGCGCTGTTATATGAAAACATTGAAACAATAGGATCGTCTAAAGCATCTGTTTGGTACTGCCACCCTTTTCTTAAAGTGCAGCCAGTTTTATTAGGAATAAGATTACGCAAAACCATCGCATCTGTTGCTGGCATTGCGTTAATAGGGTCACGAAAATTCAAGCCGCCAACAGGCGGCGGCGCAACATTAAGCTGTGATGTTTGCGTAGCTGCTGAAAGCCTTGGCGCTTTGAATGATCGAATTGCTTGCAACGGCATATCTAACCACCAAACCCAGTGTCAGGCGTATTAGAAAGCGGTTGAATGTACGGGAAGCGGTATTCACGCGCCATAGTAAGTACCGGCGCACCCTTCTCCTGACCGCGACGGTTTTCAAAATTTGTATGAAAATCGCGCATGGCCGCGCTTGAATCCAAGCCTTTCATTTCCAGCCATTTTGCTCTGCTATAGAGCGTAACTAGAAATGAATCTAAAAGAATAACGTCGCCATTTTTGGTGGCGCGGTTTTTATACAAGCTAGTGTTATCTTGATCGCGTACCCAAGCCTGAGATTGATAAAAGAACGTAAGCGTTTGCGCTGACGTAGGCGGAGACATGATGTACAGCTTGTTATCACGGACTTGCCAGTAAAAAGAAAGCGTTGGCAGAACTTGTCTAACAATAAGCTGCTGCCACATTTGAGGACTAATAGGACCAATGGCAGGCCACTGATTAGTACTGTTCCATTGCGTCTGATCTATCCATTCATAAAAATCTTCTGGAAGATCAAACGCTTTTTGAACTTGACCGCTTGAGTCTGCTTCAATGGAAATTTCGTAAGTTTTTGTAAGTTCTTGCCAATCATACAAAGCCATCAAATCAAGGCCGGAAAGATTGACCGCTTGAACCATTTGTTCAACAGAAGGGTCTGAACTTCCTGCTGGATCAGAAGGAACCGGATAGCTTACCATTTGCGCTACGTTCTGAACGATGGCAGAAAGCGTAGTGTCGTTAATAATCTGGTAAGCCATCCGTTATATCCTATTCCTCAGAAGATTTTGACTTTTTGCCGTTCATCATCTTCGTCAACGCTTCGATCTGCGCTTGCATTTCTTCAATCTTTGCATCGCGCTCTTGTAGTTCTTCATTCATCTTTTCAATCGGGGCGTTGCCCTTAGCAATTTCAAGGAAAGCAAGAGCGCCGCGCTTATCTTCTTGGAAGCCAAAAAACTTTTGACCAACATTGTCTGAAGCAGAAGCAAGCTGCTCTACAGTATGAATGTTAAAATATTTATATTCTTCTACTTTAACAGGCGTCATGCGCGGCAAAGAAGATAGCGGAGTACCCTCAATTACATTTCCAGCACCAGCCTGAAACTTTTCATATTTTGCGCTAAATCTCTGAATATCAATTTCGCTTACTGGACGTTCTATAATGCTAAGTTTGTCGCCTGGAACAATAATCCTAATGTAATCAAGTTCCTTATAAATAGCACGTCCCGCCTTTTTGCTCTCTCCAGGTTGCATTTTAGGCTTGCGAAAGAACTGAACAAAAAGTTTGTCATCTACAGCAAATCTGGAATCATCAATTGCAGGAGCATCAGCTACGGCTGACCAATCTGTCTGAACTGCGGCGGCGTTTATATTCATCTTTTTTTCCTTTTTTGTAAGAAATGGATGACGTAAGACAAACTCACGTCATCCATTTTATCTATTGTATTTATTACAACGTAGAATCAACGGTAGGATAAGAAAAAACTGCATCAGTATTTGTAGCTTCTGATCCTCCCGTAGCAGTACCAAGAACAACGCCATTAATAGCTTCAGAACCGGCAGTGCCATCATCATCAACAGCACCAGCAGTAGCTGTACTATTTAGGCGTGTTCCTTTGGCAGCAGAAGCCAACGTGCGAAGGCTTCCTTTGCCGTAAATTTGGAACCAGCCGTATTCGTTGTCAGCAAGAGCCGCTTGAGCAGCGCCACAACGAGTACCGTATCCCGAAGAACCAGGAGCAGTAGTCGTAGTGCTTGCCATAGCAAAATCAAAACCAGTTAATTCCACACAAAGATAACCAGCGCCAGTAACAGCGCCGCTTGCACGACCATAAACAAATTCTTGATACCCATTAGTCGGATCATCGTATCCACCAACAGTACCCAACTTAAATTCAGGATTGGCGGTAGAAGCCGCAATCTGTGTGGGGATAATACCAATAATAGCTTGAGCCATAGTTAATTCCTTTCAAAAAGACCTTGGTAGGAATTTTTTTACCTACCAAGGTAAGTTGACCCCACCACAGGGCTAATTCTGGATACGACCCTGGAACTGAGCGCCTGAAGAAGTCAGATTGCCAGCCCACCCTAGAATCTGAACTTCAGCGTCCTGGTTGATTGCGTAGCGACGAGTTGGACTCAGCGCGACCATGTTGCGATCTTTATGAGGACGCAGGAATATGTACTTTGTATTGAGCATGAAGCCGGTGTCGGCAGGGCAATATCCGCCAATACCACCATCAAGCACAACGTCAGCATCCATAAACTTCAGCGTTGGGAAGCCAAGGTCGCCAGTCTTAGGATCAGTGAAACGCTGTTGAGCCTGAAGCGAACCCATGTAATAGGTCCAATAGCTGTTGCTAAGAACAATCAGGTCAGGACGGTCAGAACCGCGAACCAAAGACGACCAGAGCTTGTTCAAGGCCGCTTGGATTGTTGTGGCACTCGGAGTAACAGATTCAGCACTGAAATCATAAAGCTGCGAACGCCAGAAGGTCCAAGTAGCGCGATCAATGCCGCCGTAGGTGCCAGTCGTTGGATCAGACGGGACAGCCGCATCAAGGCCGGTCACTTCCTTACCGCCGTCACCAGTACCGTCGCTATAGACGGACTCAGCCAGCTTATTCGCCATCGTGCTTTCCGCCACGTTCATACGGGCTTCAAGCAGGTCGATGAACTGTTCACGACCAGCGTTCTGCAACATTTCCAAGCCGCTCATAACGACCGGGCAAGCAAGCTGCTTAATGTTGTATTCCGCTGCGCTGATAACGTCAGCCGCTGCAACCGGCAGCAGGTCATAGCCGCTATAAAAACCGGCGTTGCCGTTCTGCTGGAACGACAATTCTTGGAAAATCACGTTACCGCCGCCAAACGGCTTCACGTTGCCACGGTTATTAAGCCGAGCAAGCAAAGCGTTGTTTTTGGTTACGTTGTCAGCAATCTGACGGGTACGCGACTGAATAGTTGTCGCAATAATGTCCGTTACGGACGTATTCGCAAAAGCCATCTTATTTCTCCATGATCTATCGCCCGCTCAATCGGGCGGTTGAAAAACACACATCGTTCATGCAGCAGAACGAGCGGTCCGATCATGTTCGACGCCATAAGGCGCAGATGGCATAACGTCCCCGACGATAAGCAAATGGGACTGGCGTCTTTTGCTTAGTGTCGCTGCACGTTGTTGAAATTGTTAGATATTCTACATAAGCAGATTGTGATGGTTTATTAATGTTAAGCGTTCTTTCGATGGCACTTAATTATTAACAAATTCACAAAAGCAGTAAAAAACTAACAATTACAATTAGTTAGCAAAACAATGTTTTGCTTTAACAAACATACGCTTATCTTGAATGTGATGCAATAGCCGATTCAATAGCCGATCTAACATCCACAGCGGCCCTCTGAGGCGCAGAGATAGCCGGAGCGCCAGATACACTTACCGCCGCAGACTTTGCTTTCTGAGCCGCCCCAGTCAGTTTATTGGCATCAACACTTTTGCCACGCTGTTGCAAAATTGACCTAATCTTAGGATTGGCAATACAAGCCTGTTGATAAGCCTCTTGCAACGTCAATTCACGGCCTCGACGCTGTGCAACCTCCATCAAGTCAGCCATATCCTCGCGCACATCTTCGGCAAATTCAGCGTTCTGCAAAAAACCTTGAACCTCGGTAGCCGCTTCCTGCGTCAACCTTTCCTGCTGCATATGTTGGGCTTGCTGAAACTGGTTCATAAAGTTCTGAACAGGCGCAAGCTGTTGTTGCAGCATATTCCGCATTTGAGCAGATTGAGCATCTTCTTGCGGAATTTCGCCAACAAGCGCCGAATCCAACTGCTCAATAAACGCTTTTCCAAAACGACCAACACCAAACTGATTAACAATACCAGCCACCATTTGCGCTACATCGCCAGAAGTGCCAGTGCGCAGCCTAGCCGCCGTTGCCATAAGATTATCCACGGCTTGCAACGGATTGCTGTTTTCAGCCTTAATAAACATTTCATACGGCTGAATAACACGGTTGAATTGCTCAACCATTTTCCGCGCTTCGTTGCTTTCTTTTAGTGTGTTTTGAATGTCGCGCTCGCGGCGCATAACTTCATTTTTTATTTCTGTTGGAAGCGACGCCCAATGTTCTCTTACTTCAGGTTTCCAAGAAACAGGAGCTTTTTCAATTTGTTTTGGTTCAGATTTAGGACCGGGTTTTATTGCAGTTTGGTCAACAGAACTTTCCGCTTGATTTGCAATGTTAGTATTATCTGTTTTTGCAAACTTATCTTGCTCATCTTGTAATTTTTCTGTTTGTTCATTGTTGACAACATCTTCTGTAGGTTCAGATACAGGTTGCTCAACAACAGCTTCATTTGATGAAGTCTGCACTTCTTCTTCTTGCGGGATAGCAGATTCTAAAGCATCCCTAATTGTGGTGGGTTCATTAGTCATTTTTATTTATTCTCCAGTTGGTGAATTACGCGCCTAATGTGATCGCGTGTAATAGTTCCGCCTTTTTGATAATAGTTTTCTCGTTCTTGTTGTCGTTTAGTCCACGTTTGTTTGTAATCATCCACTGTAGTTAATCCATGCCGCTTCATATATTCGCGGTGCTTTTTGCGCGTACCAATATCTGTGCCGTCAGTTGCACGTAATCCTTCATAATGCGCGTCAGAAACCACAATATTGTTTCTTAGAGTTTTTTCCCTTGGTTCTACTTCAACAACTTTTTCTAATTTCTTGTCATAAATAAAAACACGTTTCATTTATTTCTTCC